CCAACCGCTGGAACCTGGTATAACGTAGCCAAAGCAGCAATTAGTATACCAACTGGTGCTTGGCAATATGGCTATCAAGCACAGGTCTATGCCGATGCAACCAATCAACCAACATCAGTTTATTCAACACTTTCAACAACCAATAACTCCGAAACAAACAAGGAAAATTCTGGTGCAGTTGAAGCTGGTGGTTCAACCGCTGGGGCAACAAAGGCGGGCGGTAAAATTACTGTAGAGCCTCCGACTGGGCTAGAGCTAACTGCTCAAACACAGTACTACCTAAACATAAAGACTCAAGACGCATCAGCGGGGAATGTATATTTATTGGGGAGTAGTAGAGGCACAACAATAATTTATGCCAAATGTGCATACGCCTAAAGGAGCAACACAGTGGCAAGAGAATCACAAAAACCTAGCATAAACAACGAACTCATACTGTATCGTCTTGATGAGATTAAGGGTGAGCTTGCTGATATCAAAAAAGGCTACGTCACGAAAGCAGAAAGTACTGAACTTAGAAACGAAATAAAGCAACTCAGACAAGAGGTTCATGAGATAAAAAGTAGGAGCAGTGTATTAGCGTGGCTTTACCCAACCGCTAGTGCTGCTTTTTCTTCACTCTTCACCTATCTAATTATTGAATATTTTAGGAGCAGGTAACTATGTACAGACAGGTAAGACCCTTCGACCCAGCCAAAGCAGGAACGGTCAAGTATCTGTGTCTTAGAAACGTACGCATGGGCTACGGAGTACCCGCTAAATATGACTACGCTACCCAAGACTGGAACAACAACATCCAACACCGCGACCAAAACTTTCCAGCAGGAGTAGCCGTACCTGTTTATTACTCGTGGACTGGCACTTTAGATGGTGTACGCAAAAACTGGGGACATATCGCAGTTAGACTGGCAGACGGGCGTGTGTGGACTGACGGAAAATACTACGCAAATGTTAATGAACTATCTCGGTTATATCTTTCGGGCAGTAGCTATCTTGGCTGGGGTGAATTAGTAAACGGGGTACGAGTAATAGAACAAGTAAAGGAGGCAAACATGCCAGAAAAAGTAAACCTAGGAACAGCACGAATACTAGCCGAGTGTATTTTAGGTCGAGACAGGGCTAGCACCCACGCAGGGAGCGGTGATGCGGACTTAAATAAGTTTCATGTAGGACGTGAACTAACCAACGGCTACATCTACCAGCTATGGACATCAGCTGAGGCAGGAGCTTACCAAAACTATCTGACAACCGTAGAGAACTTCTACCGCACCTATAAAGACCAGATTGCAGAACTATCGTCTCGACCAACTAGAGCTCAATTAGAGCAACTAGGACAAGCCCTACAAGCAGAACAGGCTAAAGTAGCCGAAGCTCAAAAGGAGTTAGAGGAAGCTAAAAAACAAGGAGGTATCTCGCCAGAAGATAGTCAAGCAATCCGTGAAACAAACACTATTGTTAAAGCAATTAAGCAACTATTAGAAAGGATTTTCAAATGAAGCCATCAGCAATAAGCAAAGACCAAGCTACCAAGATAGCCAAGGCAGCTTTATATGTAGGTGTATCGGCTATCTTAGATTACCTCATTTCACAAACAACTGATACACAGTTTGGAGTACTCACACCAGTCATCAATATTCTGCTCGTTACCGTGAAGCAAGTATTTACTCAAGCAGGTAAGTAGTATGAGCCACCGAGTTAACCACTACCGTGAACATTTAATAGAGCATTTAACCGAACGAGAATGGTCGCAGGAAGATATAGCTCATTTCACTCATATGATAGGACACAGCGCTCTTATGAGCTATCAGGGTGTTTTATCCATCTTGGAGTACCAACAAGCCACAGACGAGCGTATACAGGCTGAAAAGGAGCATGACAGACTGTATTACCTAGCCGACAGCGAGGGTGAAGCCCTAGAGCCAGGATTTATACAACGCAGGTTTCTAAGGAGTGAGTGATGGAGCGGGGGTATGAACCGCAATTCATCACACAAGATGGATTGGTAATCCCAAAAGACTTTACCAACAAACACCATTTACTTTGGCGTAAAGACTGGTATAAGACACCAAGCGAGCGTAGGACGAGAGAAATGCCCGGTATGGTTCTCAGGATTACAATTAACCACCACAGAGATTTACATAGAGAGATAGCACCGCCACCTAAACCAAGCCCTCAAGTGCTAATTGGAATGTACAACTACAACCGCCACAACCTAGAAACTCTTAACGTTTATGACCGCTTTGAAGCTATTACAGAAATGCTTGGCAAGGTAGCAGCTAACGGTGGCAGAAATGCAGTAGACGCAGGTATGCTATACGATAACTTCTTAGAGCAAGCGGTCTTTATAGACCGAGGAAGGGTAGACATACATCGTGGAAAGTGATTTTGATAGAGAACTATACACGGCTAAATGGGAGTTACAGCTTAACCAAGCACGCCTCAATGATGTTAGAGACGCCTTTAAGCAGTGCTTTATAGAATGGGACATGTTACAGCAAGAACGACGGAGCATACTAGCTAAGATTGTGGAGCTGGAGCAAGTAGATGAACTATAATTTTCCTTGGCAACGAGACTCACAGGGCGAGTATTTAGTCTTTCGTGTTACCGACGAGAGAACGGTTGAGATGCGAGAGGCAAATACCGCAATGTTCATATATGCAGGTGAGCTGGCAATGTTCAATCATATATGGGTAGAAACCGAAGATGAGCCAGATGATGAGAATAACATCATGGGCGTAAGAATATGGCAACAAAGCCTAGATAGTGTGATTGGTGCTGGGGCGTTTCATGCACTTTGTAGTGATTTAATCAAAAAGGGCTGGGCTATTGCTGATGAAGATGAGCCATCAGACCTGGACAGACAAGCTTATTACCAGACGTTTAAGGGTTTACAGATGTACGAGACTGACGAAGATACAATTGTAGCAAACGCCATGCGTTTATTTGATAAAGAAGCAGAATATTATCTTGGTCATGAATGGACATGATATAATAGGATTACGCTGAAGCCACGATACACATTAAGATTTTTTAATAATATTAGTTATTTTGTTTTTGCTTAATGTTCGGGGTTTAGTGGCGAGCCACACGGCTGTTTCTGCCTCTGTACAGCCGTAGCGTAAGTTAAACCGTCTATTGCTACCCATAGGCGGTTTTTCTATTGCATAAAAAAGAGCCCTCTCGCAAACGGGCTCTTTTTATGTAGTTTACACCCCTGTAAACTACACCTCACATAAACAGTATAACACAACAAAAAATCGCTCCCAAGAGAATAGCAATTGGAACGCTGATATTCGGGGAGCGATTACTGCTAACATAATACCATAACGGTAGTATATGTCAACTATGGTATAATGTAATGGCTAATCGAGGACATTGATATTAGTAAATTAAGAACAATATTTTATTGTAAAGAGTTTGGTGACTGGTATGAAGAGTTACCAAGCGCAAAAATATTCAAGAAATATCGCCGTCTACTTGTTAAGTAGGCGGTTTTTCATATCAGCCCGTAGTTTCTTGCGGATATTGCTACCAATACGTTTGTCATAAGGTATTTCAATAACCGTGAGCTGTTGTTTGTATTCTGGGTTGAACGCCAAGAGGCGAGCCTTACGTTTACCTGTAATAACCATCCCAAAATATATCTGCACCAAGACAACTAGCGGTATTTTCTCAGCCACCAAGTCCTCGTGCCTTTTTCCATTGAATGCTTTTACCTCTAATAGCCAGCCACCATCTATACCGTCAGGCGAATACCCAGCATTAGTATAAACAGTGTTTGTTACAAAACCAGGTCGTGCCACCGTACGCCTATATTTACGTTCATATTCACGGATTGCTGCTATTTCAAGAGCATGACCACGCATTGTGTATTTATTGCCAGCCCACTCTGTTTCTTCCTTAAATGGCTTTTCTTGGAGTAGTCTAATAGAGCTAGACCCCGTCCAGAGAGACTTTCTTATTTCAAGCCACTCTTCTGAACCTTGTATAACTGGGTGATAAATAATCATAACATCTCCTCTAATTCTGTTTTAATTCTGTCCCAGTTTTCTGGATATACGACTTTCGCCCAGCTCCATTCATCTAATCTCTCAAGCGTATGTTCTTGGAGTGGTCGAAACGGTGATTTCTGGCTTGCCTTAACCTCTATGGCTATCCAGCAGCCCTCTAGAAGAGCAATAATATCTGGACAGCCAACTGGCGTTCCACCACCAGGACTTGTCTTAATAACATAACAACCCTTATTTTTAAGATATTTAACTATTGCAGATTGTAGTTTAGCCTCAGTCATCGCTTAAGCCTTCGGTTAACATTTCAAGCCCCTTATTGTTTTGAGCAAAACCCCTAATCCATTGGTTTTTCATAAGGATATCCTCAGCATAATATACACCATCCTCACCCTTTATCGCATGAGCTGGAGCGACCTCAAGACTGTAGTCATCAACATACATATCTTGTCCACCTAAAAGCGTAATTGTCCTGGTAAGCTTACCGTCAATCTGGTCAAATACCAGCTCGATAGCCTTAAACCTTCCTTTGGCTACGTTTTTAAGCAAGTTAGCACAAATTATCGACTTAACTTTTGGCATATGCTCAACATTATTACCCTTTTCTACGCGTCTTTTGTATATTCTTATCATTCTAACAACGTCACGGGGCATTTTACGCATTTCACGCAGGGTTTCACGCAGTTTTGCGGTTGCAGGGTCATAGTTACTCTTTTCTTCTTTTTGGTTGTCTTGTGGGGCTTGTATAGCCTTTTGGCTAGACTCAATCTTTTTAGCATTGACGTATCTAATGTAAAATTTGGGTATTTTAACCTCGATTGGGGTTTCTTGAAGTCCATCTATTCGGTCAAAAGCAAGTTTTATAGCTAATATGTCATCTGATTCTGCACAAGCCCTTACTAATGAGCAAAGCACTTGGTCATCAACAGTAGCACTACCGCTCTTCTCTAGGTCCATAAATTCGTCCCAGCCCATGTGTATAATCTCTTCAAAGCGTTCTTTTAGGGTCATTACAATAGCTCCATCAGCTCTAAGTATGTCTTATTGACTGCACTCTCATTGATAGCAAGTTCTACGTCAGTATCTATTTTCTGGAACATACCCCAACGGTGTTGCAATTCAACCAGGTCTTGAGGGTCGTGGTCATTACAAACATACCTTGTCATTAGCTTACCATCATCTTTGAATGATTTACGCTCAAAACCAACTGTCTTGGCAGCATGAGATATTGCTTTTTTACCAAGTGCGGTATAACTTCGTTCATCACACCATTTATGATAGTCACGTGTCAGGTCGGTGAAGTTCCTAAAGCCCCAAATATCAGTACGGATTAGCTCCTCGAAGTAAGTCTCGGCGCTGTTAACCTCTTCATCGTAATCCTGTTTAGCTATCACTGTCTGATTGCTAAAATTATAGTCGTAGTTAGAGTTTCTCAATTTCTTAGTAGCGTTTAATATCTCTCCCAGTAAATCGCTAAGAAAACCTTTTTTGTTGAATAGCCGTTCATCAAACGTGTTATCCTGTGGAAAACTTGCCTTGAATGGAATAGTAAACGTGCGACGACGAACACCGTTAGTTTTATCTGCGAATGTAGGTATGTTGTTGGCATTAAAGATTATATGAACATTGCCATCGATGATAACTCCGTCTTGGCTATTGAATCTGTGTACACTAAATGTACTGTGTTCAGCCAGGTTTTTATAACCGCCGGTATCTTTTATGTGTCCATCATTAGATTCAAGACAAATATTGCCGAGCTTACCGTTTATTATTGGTGTGTCACGCTCATCTTCAATCTGTTTGACTGTTAGCTGACTGAACCAGCGATTGTGACTGTAT